TGGCAAAGTGTGAGGGCGTGGAATTCACTTATGAAGATCATCCCGCCCATGAACTGATCTGTTTTAAATATTCAACCGATTGGGCTCAAGGTGGGCCGATCATTGAGCGGGAGTGCATTGATCTGCAATATCAGGGGGGCGATGTTGATGTGTGGGCCGCTGATATTTTTGGCGCTGACTGTAGCGTGTATGGAGACACTCCCCTCATCGCCGCCATGCGGTGCTATGTGTCATCCAAACTGGGTGATGAAGTCGATGTGCCAGAGGAGTTGCAATGAACGACTACACCATGTCCGAGCGCATACAGCGCATTGTGGTTCTGGTAGCACTGATCGTGCTCATGCTTGATGTACTCATATGGCGTCCGTGAGGGTAAATCCCTACGAAAAAAACACGGACAAAAGCATAGGTTTATATGTCAAGTTGTCTTATAATGAGAACACTGGAGAAGCGAAGTAACAAGCGCCGATTCAGTAGTTCGTTCAGTAATCAATGCCTCAGCTAAGTCTGAGACACAGTTCAACCATTCAGTTAGGAGTCAGTCATGGGACAGATGAAACGCATTTACGAAGCCCTCTGCGAGTCACAAGAGTTGGAAGAGTTACTCAACCGCAGACCAGAACCCAAACCCCTCACCCCTGTTGTGCATGTACTCACCTGCAATGGTGAGATCGTCAATGTCTTTGTTGACAAACAAACCGCACTCTTTGAAATGCACCTCACCATTCAGGGTGATGAGCATGAGGGTCTTGAACCCGCCGACTATGTGCTGGAGACAGTACCCCTTCAAACTCATCGCTTTGATCAGTAATGACAATGCGCATGAAACCCCTATGCGCTCGGTGCGGAGATACCTTCTCCGCTAAGAGGGCTAACGCTGGCTATCACCTTTGCCTGATCTGTGGCGAAGAGGAAGCTAGGCGTAGGCGGCACACCATTGCCCCTATGCACAAGAGCAATTACATGCTCATCACCAACCTTGACGATCTCAAGGGTCTCAACAACAAAGGCGGTATGTTCCGCTAAACAACTTCTCAGCATAGCCTGAGTCAATGGAGAACGATATGAATTTTGAATTGCAAACCCCCGAGCATGTGATCAGCCTTGCATCTAGTGGACTGATCGTCCATGTGGATGTGAATGTGTGGTCAGCAACTAAGCAAGACAAACGCATCAGCAATGAGGTGACTGAGGCATACAAAGCAGACGCAGACGCGGGCCGCTTCACAAAGAACCTCTTAGCCAAGAACCCACACCACAAGGCGTTGGTCAATTACAGACAGACCATAAACAATTGGTTACAGCGCCGCGCATACGATTGGCAAGCCAATCTGAAGTACCTGCCTGTGGTGGACATTGAGGTGTTCATGAAAGAGTACCGCGAGCACGAGACTGAGTTTAGGAAGTTGGTGGAGACATTCAAGACGCATTACCCGAGCATTCGTTCAGACATGGCGTTCAAGCAAGGTGACTTCTTCAATGCCTCAGACTACCCTGAGGTGGAAGAGATCGATGGCAAGTTCCGCATCAAGCTGTATGTCACCGAGGTTCCGACCAATGACTTCCGCAACAAGATCAGCGAAGAGATCATGGGCGACTTGAAAGATCACTTCCAAAAGCAAGCCAAGTCTAAGGTCGATGAGATCATGACTGATGCGGCGGGGCGTCTGGTTACCTTTGCCGAGCGCATTTCCTACGCATGCGGGGAGCCTGAGGAGATGGACGAGGTGGGGGAGGATGGCAAGAAGAAGCGCAAGCGCAAGATTTATGAGACAACGATACAGCAGACCAAGGACTTGTGCCGCACCTTGAAGGACTTTAACCTGACTAACAACGTTGAGTTGGAGGACGCGAGGGCGAGGCTGGCACAGGCACTGGAGGGTATCGATGCGGAGACATTGCGAGACAGTATGGCGTTGCGCGATAGCGTGAAGGCACAGGTCGATGATGTGTTGGATGTGTTCAAGCTGAACACGAGTTTGTTTAACTAAGGGGGGATGTATGTCAGAGTTTGAATGGGTTATGTTGTTTGCATGGGCAGTCATGCTGTTCATGTATTGGAGGGCGAATCGGAGGGCTAGGTTCCTGGCTCACTGTCTGGTTGCCGTAGGTAAGGGTGAGATGAAGGTTCTTGTCAATGAACAGGATCGCACTTATTCCCTTGAGAAGGTTGATCAATCGATCAGCCGTGTCTGAGTCTTAATTTAACTGGAGATCACAAATGGCTAAAGTATCCACAATCCCGATGGTATCCATCAAAGAGTGCATCAACATCATCAAGCTTGTTGGTGCGAACCTTACCCCAATGATTATGAGTGAGCCTGGGGTAGGCAAGTCGAGCATCCTCGAAGCGTTGCGCGTTGAGTTGGGTGAGGATGAGTATGACTTCATCTATCTAGACTGTCCGAACAAAGAGATCATGGACATTGCGGCGAGCATACCGAACCATGCGACCAAGGCGCTTGAGTACTATGTGTCGAGCCTGTTCAAGCTGGGTAATGGCAAGAAGAAGGTCATCATGCTTGACGAGATGCTCAAAGCACCGAAGATGTTACAGGTCTTGTTTACCCGCATGATCCTTGAACACATGATCGGTGACGAGAAGTTACCCGATGGTTCGATACTGTTTGGTACGAGTAACAACGCGACCGATGGTGTGGGCGACACAATGGCGGGTCATGTGGCGAACCGCTTGATGGTGGTGCGTATGCGTAAGCCTAGCGCATCCGAGTGGAATACATGGGCGAGTGCCAATGGCATCAATCGTGTTGTCCGCGCATGGGTAGCGATGTATGGTGCGAAGGTTATGGCATCCTATGTTGATGGAGATCAAGAGGACAACCCGTACATCTTCAAACCCTCCAGCATGGTCAAGCAGTTTGCTAGTCCACGGTCATTGGCAAAGGCATCACACATTGTTGATCAGGCCGATGCATTGGGCGAGAACGCGACCATGTGTGCGCTGGCTGGCACGATCGGTGAGGCGGCGGCAAGAGACATGGCGGCGTTCCTGTCCTTGCAACATAAGGTCTCAGATGTGGCTGACATCATAAAGCACCCGCTTACTACACCATGCCCGAACGATGATGTGGCGGCGTTACTGTTGATCATGTTCCAAGCGATCGACAAGATCAATGAGCACGATGAGTTGAGCAAGTTCATGGAGTATGTTGAGCGCATCAATTCCAGCGAAGTGCAGTCCATCTTTTTCACCATGATGATGAGAGCAAAGACTAAGCTGGCTAGACACAACGACAAGATCAAGGTATGGGCCAAAGACAACTACGAGTTGATGGCGTAAGTAATTTTTAACAGGAGATCAATCATGCTAGTAGCAGACAAGGAAGAGATACGTCTCAAGCGTTCTCACATTAAATTGATGAAGAGCCCACACACGGCGTTGTACTCAGGCGTCATGTTGTTGGGTGAGTCAAGCGTGGAGGAGAACATCCCCACGGCATGCACCGATGGTGTGAACAAACGCTATGGGCGCAAGTTCATGGCTAAGTTACCCGAGCCCCAGTTCAATGCCGTGGTCTTGCACGAGAACCTTCATGTGGCATTGAAGCACATCCCCTTCCATCGCCCGAAGTGGAAAGAAGATCGCAAGACGGCGAACATCGCCGCTGACTTGGTGGTTAACGACATTATCTATCTCATCTCTGAGGTAGCGCCTGACTTGGTGAAGTTGCCCGAGTGCGCGATATGGCATCCAATGTTCCGCGATTGGTCATTCAATCAGATATACGACTTCTTGAGGAAGCAAAAGGAGGGAAGACCGGCAAGGAGAAGGGTAACGAGAAGGGTAAAGGCAAGGGAGGTAACCCCTCAGAGGGGTCTGAGCCGCAAGAAGACGGCGGCAATGGGCCCGAGCCCTTTGACATTGACAACCTCCCCGAGGGGTTCGATGAGCATGACTTCAGCAATGAGGACATTGGCAAAGAGACAGTCGATCGCATTGATCGTGCGTTGCGTGAAGGCGGCATCCTCGCAGGACGCATGGGTGGTAACACACCTAGGGTTATCCAAGACCTGCTGACCCCCAAGGTCAACTGGCGTGAGGCGTTGCGTGACTTCCTGTCTGAGTATGGCGCGGGTAAGGATGAGTTCACATGGCGCAGATTCAATCGGCGTATGTTATCCAACGATCTGTATCTGCCTAGCACTTACTCCGAGAAGGTAGGGGAGTTAATCTTTGCGTGTGACACATCGGGTTCGATCGGTCAAGAAGCTCTGACCGCTGTTGCTTCTGAGATGTGTGCAATATGTGATGACCTCAATCCGAGTGCGGTGCGTGTGCTGTGGTGGGACACGATGGTTGCGGGAGAGCAGAAGTTTGAGGACAAGTACGAAGGACTGGCATCGTTGTTAAAGCCGCAAGGAGGGGGCGGTACTAGGGTCTCAGCCGTACCTGAGTACATAAAGAGTAAGAACATTCAAGCACAAGCGATTGTGGTGTTCACCGATGGTTATGTGGAATGCGACATCAAGTGGGACATAAACATTCCCACTCTGTGGTTGATCACACACAACAAGTCACTGAGCATCCCCGCTGGGCACAAACAAGTCATCTATGAGGAGTGAGCAATGTACAACGACATATACTTTTTCTCGCATTCAAACCTGTCAAGGATTGTCAAACAAGTCAAACCCATTCGGGGGACAAACGCTTATCCATTGGGTAGGCGCAAGTACAGCGCCCGACACTTTGTACCCCGAGAGGATGGGGCGTTTGAATTGTGGTTTATTAACTTGACCTACAAGCAACACAAAGAGACAAATGTCCGAACAGGCGAAGAAGGCCCGAGGTCTTTGGCTGTTATTCATCCAGATAACACGATGGAGATCGCGCATCGAGGCATGTACTACTCAGACTATCTCCTGCTAGAGGCGGGACTGATGGGGTGTCTGCTAAGACACGATGTTCATAAGGGTGGGTTGATTCTTAACAAGCATGGTGGTTATACGGAAAAACCCATCATTCGACCTGTGTTCGGTGGACTGCGATTTAATTTGGAGACCTTCAAGATTCCTGAGGGACATAAGTTCACTGTGACCAAGCGGACTATCAACAGAGCCAGAGCCAAAGCTGTGCGCGAGGAGTTGAAGTCCCCCGCCAACATTGCAAAGATGATGATCAGTCAGCTTGATGAGCGTAGCCTCAAGGCGTTCAGAGAGGAGGTGCTTGCGGACTTGAAACTTAGGAATTTGGCATCGAACAAACAAGGATTTCCTATGTTTAATTGGGAGACCAAATCGGTACAAGACTATGTCTTTGATCTAGTGGACAAAGACATGATGGGCGGTTTGTATGCGTATGGCATAGCGGTTGGTGCTCTGAGCCTTCATTGGAGTGGAGACCACTGGATAAAGGTGGTGAGTCGAATGCCCAACTATGGACTTGATGCACTACTAGCGGGGTTCACCGAAGAGTTATATAAGAAGAAGCAGGCGTTCAACTGCGAGGTGCATAGTTGTGATGAGGTAGGAGATATTACGCCCAACAGATGGGGCGGCATCATAGCTATGCAAGATGGTTCAATCGTTAATCAAATGTAAGGAGAGATCAAATGTCAGTAATTCATAAACACGCACAACCTGAAATGCAAGCGGAGTTGACCCAGTTGTTAAGCACTCAGCACCCCCTGAGTCTCTTTGTAAAGGAGATGCATAGCAGGTTCAAGTTCTACGCGATCAGTAAGCAAGCCGCAATCAGTCTATCTTGGCATCGTAAGAATGCGTACCCCTCAGTACATATGGTTAACCCCGATGGGGTTTTCATGTGTGAGATTTGGTACGGCCCACAAGGAGAGGACAAGGGAGAGAAGACTGAGAATGTGTACGGCATCTATTCGCCCAGCGCAATCTGTAGAGACCGAGTGCCTCGCAACTTGTCGCGCAGCATTGCCCAGCATGTACGAGAGTCTAAGAAACTATCGTCATTGTTCACGGCGTTGAAGAAGTGCGATGAGGACATCGTTACCTGTAGCAAACTAGAAGAACACATCATGCGTTGTGCGCGGGATGCAAGCAACTGTGTGGGTCAGATGAGGGACGTCAGTTGTGTAATTGGAGAGGCGAGAGATGAATTTATTTTACTAAATTTCGTTTTGGGTATTGACAAAGACTTGACATTACAGCAAACTGGGCGCTTCAAACAAATGCACGAGAAACTGACAAAGGCTTTCGCTAAAGTCGAATTAGATTCTCGCAAGTTACTTCAGTTCAGGAAAGAGTTGACCGTGTTAATGCCGTTGTACAAAGGTGGGTTCTATCTCACAAAGATAGAGGGTGAATCAGATGGGTCGAAGTTCACCCTTGTTGAGCCCATTCGGTATCTGCCAAACCTTGACGAACATGATGACTTGAAGGTGGGCTTTCTCATGCTCAAGGAAGTCATGTCACAAGGCGATGTTGATAGCGTGACAAAGCTGAGGCATTCAGACGCGTACTACGCAGACCTCGACATTGCTACATCCAGCAATGGGGACAAGGATGGAATGCTTACGCCGTTCTGCATCTTCTTCCCAACACACACCAGCGCATGAGCACGATTGTTCCTATGCAACATCCTCAGAGGGCTGACCTTTGGCGCACTCCACTGATCGTGATAAACCAAGAAAAAGTCTATGAGGTGTACATGAATGGCAATGTGATCTTGCGGTACGACAAACCTCGACTGCCTAACTGCATCAAGGAGAAGCTATCCATGATTAGTTCATTCCCCAATGCGCCTATACACGATCTCAATGGGTTGTTGGGTGGGCGACTAAGGGCTGAATTGGGCATGGACTTGTACATCAATCGACATGACCCAAGACTAGATGACATAGGTTGGCAATGCGCGAAAGATGTTTACATAATCATCCTCTCAGAGGAAGAACACGAGCAACTAAAAGAGGACTACTTCCATGGCAATGACACCCGAAGCAAAAGTTAAAGCGGTCGTAACCAACACGCTCAAGCAGATGAAGGCTTACATCGTGAAGCCGATGGGCGTTGGATATGGCAACTCAGGGGTGCCTGATTTAATAGTTTGCGTTCGTGGTCGGTTCATTGGAATAGAGTGCAAGGCGAAAGGAGGTAAGACAACGGCCTTGCAACTTCACAACTTAAATTCAATAGAGATGGCAGGGGGTGTCGCGTTGGTAATCAACGAGAACAACATGCATGATCTTGAACAACTCATAGAGGAACAAATGAAATGAAACAACTGAAACTAAAAGCTGTGCCGCCGATAGATGTGGCATACAAACCGAAGAGTATCTTAGACCCAGCGTTTAAGTACACCTCCTCGGCGGCAACAGATGTGCAAGCAACATGGATTAAGTTTGGGTGGAAACCACCTGAAAGGAAAAAAGATGAAAGCGGTTCTTGAATTCACATACCCCGAAGACCAAGACAAATTGCGTTGGGCTTTGAGTGGTGAGAAAGCAATCATTGCATTGCACGACATACAACAAGAAGTGCGTAAGCATTTCAAATACGATGCCGAACCAATCGCTGTGTTGGAGCGTGTGCGTAGTATGACTGACGAAGCACTCGCTGAGTGCGGGGAGAAATGATGGAGACGATTACAACTACGATTTTGTTGGGGTTCATAGGTGTGGTGGTTGCTGGCCTTGTGCTGGTAGCACTGATGCGCTTGTGGTTCTGGATGGACGAGAACGAGAGGGGGGATAGATGAAAGACGCAGAAGACGAAGCATTTGAGCAGTTGGCGCTCAAGCAGGGCCAGTGGGAACACACCAGCGGTTGGCGAAAGAAACAAATTATGGAAAAGATAGAACAAGCATTCCCCAACCCACACCGCACCGACATGACAGGCATGACCCTGCGCCAATACGCCGCCATCAAACTCAAAGTGCCCAATAGCGGTACTGACTGGTTGGACGAGATGATTCGCCAATCTTTGCAAGCAAAAGCACAGCGCACAGAGCAGAATTTTTGCTCACGATGCGGCAAACGCACACCAGACATGACGCACGTCCACACTTGCACACCACCACCACGGGAGGGCACATGAAACCAATAGCATGGTATGACCCATCTAATGGCGTGGTCAGTACAGATAGAGACTGTCCTTTGTTCACGCCGCTTGGTCAGGTGTGGCCTTTGTATCCAAAGGGTGAGTGGGTAGGGCTGACGGATGAAGAGGTTACAGAGGTTTATATGGCGGTTGAAGAAGAGGTTAATGAGCACTGGAACAAGGGTGGCACAACCATGATGTTCCCCCCTACGTTGTACAAAGCCATTGAAGCAAAACTCAAGGAGAAGAACACATGAAAGGTGGCGCAAGGCAAGGCAGTGGGCGCAAGCCTACTCTGATCGATGAGCGCCGAACACTTGTGTTGCACGAGCAAGGCGTATCCATGCGGAAGATTGCCGAGCGATTCAATGTGAGTCTTCAGGTAATAAAGTATTTCTTCAAGAAGCGAAGAAAAAATCTTGGGAAGGAGTCATCTTGAACACTTGAAAAACAATTCACACCCACAAACTGAACTAACCTTTTTAATTTTTTGGAGAGAGAAATGAGCAAAAGAACACCGCGCCGTAAAACAAACAAGATACGCGCATACATGTACGCTAACCCTGATGTGTCTTTAAAAACACTAGCAGAGATGTTTGGCGTAGGCATACATACTATCTATTCGATACGCCACTTTGATAAGAAGAACTCAACTGCGGCAACCATTGCCTCAGGGGGGTCTGAGCCACCTAACTGCACAGTAGCGCATCAACCTGATGGGTTTGTAAAAGTTACAGGTAAGTACAAATCTGTGTTTATTCCTGAAGAACAGTACAGCAGTCTGGGCCCGGCGCAACTGTCTAACCTTTCTCACGGCTTGAACAAGATACCTGCGCGTATGCAAGGCGTGACACCCATAGTGAATGACCCAGTGAACCAACCCTCTCACTACAAGGTAGGGGGCGTAGAGACCATTGACTTTATCGAAGCCAAAGGTCTGGGGTATCACTTGGGTAATGTGGTCAAGTACATAACCAGAGCAGGGCACAAGGGCACGACCAATGGTCTTGAGGACTTAAAGAAGGCGCGGTGGTATCTTGACCGAGCCATTGAGAAGAACGAATATCACAACCCTGCGAATTGATCATGAGAAAACTTAACCACCCATACCACACCCTTTTGACTAGGGCACAGCAAGACATCCTTAAAGAAGCGGCGTTATCTGAGCGATTGGATTTCGTTGAACGAGCGATAGAAACCGTAAGAGGTTTAACGCCCAATAAATTCTTTAGAGATGACGACGTAGAGGCGTTGCGTAAAAGGGTGTTCTACGATGAACCTAACCCTGCTGGTAAGCCTATGCAGATAGCAGGGTTCATTCGCCCTGCACCTAAGCGCATGTGATTAACGAGGGGGCGACACGCCCCCTCTTTTTGGAGTCTTCTTTGTCCCTAATTACCCTTGACTTTGAAACTTACTATTCAAAGTCGTTCAGTCTAAGTAAATTACCTACGGAGGAGTACATACGCTCCCCCGAGTTTG